ACATAATGCTCTGAGTTAATACTATCATCAGCTATTTTTGTACCATCAACTGCATCAGCAGCAATCTTAGCTGTTGTTACATTTGCATCTGTAATTTTCGCAGTTGTAATTTGTGCATCTGCAATGTGAGCTGTGTCTATTGAACCATCTACATAGTGTTCTGAATCTATGCTGTCATCTGCAATCTTAGAACCATTAACAGCATCTGCTGCAATCTTTGCAGTTGTTACAGCACCATCGCTAATATTTGATGTGCCAATAATATCTGTAGGTATTGATGAGTTTGTTTTTGATAACGCTGCAATATAAACATTAGAGATAGCTTCATTAGCTAGAGAGCCACTATCCCAAGTAACATTTACTGTTGTGTTTGTAGAAAATGATGAGCTAGCAATCGTACCATAAATTGTACCTGGAGTTGTTGCAGTTAATTTAATTCGTCTGCCAGCATGATAAATAGAAGTTACATCTGCACCAGCTATTGTAAAAGAAGTTGCTGATGCGTAAGCAGCAGTGTAGCTTGCATCCCCATCACCATACTCAATCCATTGTGCATCGTTAAACCAATCTCTAGTATTTTTCATCAATGCTCTAATAGCATTGTTCAAATTACTAGGTAGCATCCCCTCATCTACATCAATAGAGTTTAATGAAGTGTTGCTTGCTTGTGTAGTTGAGTAATCTTTAATATTTGTTGGCATATAACTCCTAATTCATAAACCAAGCAAAAGCTTTATCGCTTTCACTATTATTTTTATTAATTAAATTATTTACAGCTTCTTCCACTTGTCTTTGAAAGAACTCTTGAGTTTCAATTGAATATCTTATGTTATCTATATCTACTTTATCACTCATTACCTTGATCCTCCTTGACTAGCAGTTAAGTCTATTCCTTGAGCATGAGTCCAAATACTTTCTGCTGGTATTTTTACGTTTGCTCTAAAATATCTACCTGATTGTCTTACTGGTGCTATACCAGTTGTGTTTATTGTACTTGAAGATGAACTTGTAACTGAATCTGAAAGTTTATCTCTAGTTTTAATTACAACATTAGATGAAGCATCTACTAAGGGTCTAACTCCTGTTACGTTTGCTCTTAGTCCAGGAAACAATTCTGTTTCTTTTGTTTCTAGTTCTGCTTCTAAAGCTTTTCCAGAAAATATAGCTGCTTTAAAGTTTTCATCAATTGCACCTAAATACAATTGTCCACTTGTCCAGTAAGCACTATCTAGTGATATATTAATATCTTCTAAATTTTCTGAAATAATATCCATTAGTTCTACAGTATTAACTACCATAAACTGTTTAAATATTTGTGATGCTTGTACGTTAGCAACTGACCATTTTTGCGTTACATAATTATAAATTAATAATCTATCGCATATACCAGTAGTGTTAGGATTATTTTTACTTGGATATAACCATAACGCTAAAGTATTAAAAGGATCTACCGCAGCTGATATTCTATCTGTATAAGCTTTGTTTAAATCACTATCAAAAAATCTATTTACTTTTTCAGCTCCTATAGGCAACACTTGGTCGCCAGAAATCTGAAAGAAACCATCGTCTGCATAGAAAAATATTTGCCTGTTGTCTTGGCAAACAGTTTGTCCATAAACAGCACCCCTATTAGGTGATATAACTGAAAATCTAAAAATTACATTACCACCAACAAAGTCCATCCTAATTATTTGGTTTTGTCTAAATACATAACCAACCTCACCAGAAGTTATGGCAACAATCTGTCCACCACTACCAGGTAAGTCTTGTGTATCACTAGATTTAACTCCAGCTTCCCATGTTGCAATGTCATTTAAACCTGACCAAGCAACTCTGTTCTTTGCATTTTCTATATTACCAGTTACTAAAAAATCTCTAATTACACCACTTACTCTAAACTTAGCTGGTACTGTGCCTGAGCCACTACTTGTAACTAAGCTTTGCAAAGTTGCAAAGTTAGTTGAAGTACCCATTAAATAATACATTGGAGGATTAACTCCATTACTTGCAATTATGTATTGTCCAAATTGAGTAAATGTAAAAAAATCTGTATCGCCACCACTAACTGTGCAGCTACCTTTAACACTAGAAAAAGTTCCAGATGTTAATTTATAAATATTGTCTTTTGTACCAACAAACGTAAATACTGTGTTTTGGTTATCTCTAAAACTACCAGCACCTTTAGCATTTTGTGTTACATTAGATGCACCACTATAAGCAACTAAACCTTTTACTGGTTTGTAGCTTGTTTGTGCATGGTACACATTGGTTGCTACTGTAGCACCAGGATTAAGGTGATCTGGTTGATCTGGTAGCCACTCTCCAAAAGGTAATTGCATAATTAAGCCGAATTAGTTGTTGATGTATAATTACTTTTAAATGGTGAAGCGATTGTATCTTCACTTCTAATTTGTAAAGGAGATCCACTAAATTGATCTTCTCTGTCATTTAATTCTAGTCGTTCAAGAGCTGTAGCGTACATCTGCTGCCAAGTTTGAACTTGTTGTGGATTGTACCCACCTAAAAAATTAGCTGCATGAAATAATGAGCCATATAAATATATAGCTGGATGATCTGTTAAAATAAAGTTTGTTGCATTTGTAGATGATAGTGCATCAAACTTTTTATAATAATTTAAGTAGCCTGTGTAACTACTATCAGGCTTTGGTGTAAATCTAAATGTATCACCTAAAATTGTATAAGCTTGTGGAATTCCTGTTACAGAAGTTCCTTTTACTTGATCCATTTGTGGTGGAGTCATGTAACGTAAAGGATATTTCGTACTGCCACTTAAAATGTAAAAATCTCTTACTTGTAAAAAGCCTGTAGGTATAGACTCAGTTTCACTATCAATTGTAATAGTGCTTTGAGCTATCATTTTTCTAACTCTTAACTTAGAGTTAAAATCAGCTTCTGTTAAAACTATAAAGTCATCTGCTATCTCATCAGTTAAATCTGATCTGTTTAACCAATTAGCTATTGATGCTTTTAGTGTTGTGTAACTTGTTAATGCCATTAAAATTTACCTGGTGCAGTTCTAAAATATCTATAATCAGAACTATTTAATTTTTCTCTTAGTATTTTGTGTTGAACATCTTTAGGTAACGCAAACCAATTACCTTTGTTTTGGTCTTTGTTATACTCTTTTGCCCAAATTTCTAAAATGATGGTTGGAATAGAAGCTACTCTTTTTAATCCTTTGTCAGGACTATAACCATCGTTAAGATTATATAACTTTTTATTGTGGTCTAAAATAGGCTTATGATTAATTTTTCTTTCTTGAACTACACCCTTTTCACTTTCGTAAAAGTTTTCAGTTAGTAATCCAGTTTGTTCTGTACTAATCTTACCCATTATCTACCTTGCCCTTTGTACCTTGTAAGTTTTTTGTTTCGTTTCTCATTCTTGTTCAATCGTTTTTTATGTTTGCCTAACTTTTTAGGTTTAGGTCTAGGTACGAAGTGAACAAACTTTTGCCTAGCCACTAGCTTAGTTCAGAAATAGATACATTTGCTGTTCCAATAGCTGCAACTTTTTCACCTGGATTAACCTTAAATATTTCTGGTTGATCTGCTGGTATAAAGATGCTGCTAGAAGTAGCTGTAGGACTTGAGCCAAACAAAATATGACAATCTGCATCTGCACATATTCTTACATACAAAGTATATGCACCAAAAGCACTTGAGGCACTTGATGAACCACTTGATGCTAGCATTTGTACTGTTGTTGGTCTTAAACCATAATTAAAAGCCATCTTATTTACTCCTTATTTTTTTCTTTTCTTCATTTTAGATTTGACAATCTTTGCTTGAAGTTTTTTTGGTAAAGTTCTTTGCTTGGCAGTAAGAACTGCTTTGCCTTTCATTTTACCTTTCATTAGTATTTTCTCATCTTAACTTTTTTGCCCATTTTCTTAGCAGCTTTTTTTGCAGCAGCTTTTCCTTTTTTTGTATAAGCAAATTTCTTTTTTCCGACCATTGGCATAGTTTTTCTCCTTTTAAAATTTTGTTGTGTACTTGGGGGAAGTACCGCTAGGCAAGATCCCCCAAATTCTGTTATCTTCTAATAACAAAAGTTACTAAAAGCTTTTTTGATCCTGTAGATGCACCATCAGTAATCATTTCGATAGTTCCATCTTCTGATACTGAGTTTAAAGCTGTAGGTTCTGCTGTATCAACAGTTCCAGCAGCTGAACCTGAGTGTGCTACAGTTATACCACCACCAGTTACTGCTGTACCGCCAATTTCAAATGAAATACCAGCGTTAGCACCAGAGATAGCTCCTTGTAAGGCAGTAATAATTTTAATTATTCTTCCGCCATCAGGTACTGCAACAAAAGTAGAAGATGCAGTTGATATATCTTCTATTTCCGCAGTTAAAAAGTAATCGTTTAAAGTTCTCATGTTTTTTTTCCTTTATTTGCTTCGTTCCGCCATTGATTGACTTCAAAGACCAAACAAAAAGTTAATGAAAGTAGAGGGGATTGCTCCCCTCCACATTAATTTAAGATTATGATGTTGTTAAATCAAATACACCACCACTTGCTTTTTCGTTTTTAGAAACAAGTGTGTATTCTGCTAACAATGCCTGTTTAGTTGCGTCACCAGTTTTTGCAAGATCCATAAGTTGGAAATCTCTTAAAAACGCTACGCCCCACATATCAGGTTGTAACACATAAGCTGATCTGCTTCTGCTGAATCTGTTAGGTACAACTGTCATCGCACCAAAGTCAGACTCATATACATCAACAGCAGCAACTAATCTTTTGTTTTCCGCTGGGTCAAATCTAGTTGATCCACCAGTAAAGCCAGATAGCACTTGCTTGTTGAAAGAGCCAAGCATAATCATAGATGGATCTCCACCCTCATCCCAACACTGCTTGATTACGTCTTTAAGCTGTGCTTCAGTGAAAGCTCTTTGAGTTCCATCAGTTCTAGCGTTAGTTCCAGATGTGCTTGGGTCAGCACCAGAACCACCACCTTTTGATGTGTTAGTTTTAATCCAAGATTCTAAACCAGCTAATCTTCTTGGTGTAGAGTCATCACCAGTTACTGGTGCTTGGTTAGCAGTTAGCGATGTTTCCATATCTCTTTTTAGCTCTTTAGAAGCTTTAGAGATTTGGTAAGCTAACTCATTGTTTCTACCAGCTTTAGATACTGAATCTAAAGTACCAGAAACGATCACAGATTTTCTTGAAATTTGTGTTCTGTTTCCAAGTCTAGTAGTAGCAGATGGAGCAGCGAAAGAAATTTCATCACCCTCAATCTGATAGTTGTCAGATGCAGCAGCAGCTAAAGCATCTGTTTGCCACTCATGAAATACAGCAGTTGCGTTTTCTTTTGCAATACCACTCATGAATGGAGTGTCAGTTGGAGAGATTGAATAGATAATATCTGATAAATCTTCTCTTTCACCAACTGCATCATATGTACTGTAAGTATTTGTTACCTGAGCCATATTGTTCTCCTTAGTTGTTGAGTTATTGTTTGTTAATCATATCTAAAAAGATGCTAGTAGCGTCTTTAACGCTTCCAGATTTTTTTAGTCGGCTCAACTTTTCTTTTCTAGCTTTAGAACTAATCTCAGATTTGCTTTGTTTCACTCCAGAAGTAAAAACTTTACCAGGCTTTGTAATTTTTTTAGCAATATTTGGTTTTGCTTTTTGTAAATTACGATATTTCATGGCATCGTTCACCAACATCACTATTCTATGGTCATAAACTTGAGCTACTTCTGTGTCGTTAAACCCATAAGCGTTCAAAGTTGATTTCATAGAAGATTTTAGCTGACTAGCTTTGTCAGGATCATTAAATTCTGGCATTTTAGATACCAATTTAGTTTGTTGATCCTTTAAATAGCTATCAAACTGTTTTTTTTGCTCAGATTGGTTTTTAGCTAGAGCAGAATTTATTTTTTCTTGCTTTTTTCTTAGCCTATGTTCAATCCTAGCAGCTTCTGTTGGATCTTCTTCGTACAACTTCTCTAAATCAGCAGAATTTATCTCTTGATTGAGTTGTTGTTGTGCAATTGAAAGCATCTGATTAGCTTCATTAAGCTTTGCAGAATAGTCT